GCGTTGGGGTAAACCTGCTTCGGGGGCGTCACGCCCTTCACCAGCGCGCGCACCTGCTCGACGGTCTGATTCAGTTTCCGGTGGTCAACGGGTTCACCCGGTCCCCAATTCTTGAGCAGTCCGCCCTTGCCCGTCAGTGCATTCGCCATTGGTTACACGCTCAGCTGATTGAATTCTGCTTCGGGATACACAAGGAAATTCTTGATGCCCACATTCTCAAGCGGAGCTTCGACAGGAGCGCCTGTTTCCGGGTCGATGTACACCAGCCGGGCAACCCACGTACCGACCGGCTTAATCTGGAACTGGTAAGAAACGTTGGCTCTGTCGCCAGACTCTTCCACATCGATCGTACTGCACAGCACGGTCCGTGCCGCGAAGTTCCGCCACGGTACAGAGTTCACCCGTCCAACGAAGTTGTGAACCTTGTCGTAATTGAACGGCAACGGCTCCGGGCGGTCGCACTGAAAGTATTGCATCGGACGTTGGACGCTGACCTTTGCGGGCTGGGGAGGAAGAACGGTGTCGATATTCTGCCCGTTTTCTGCAACGCTGGTCTTGGTGTGATTCAAGACCATTTGATTGCCGTCTTTGTCCTCCGTCGTTTCCTCTTCCTGCACCGTCCCACTCATGCGATACGTCGGCGTTGCAGTCTCGCTGGGGGTCTGCGTGTTGAACGTCGGGGAAGCGTATGACACCAATACCCACGCGGCTGACACGCAGCCAGGGACCGGCACGGCGTTAACGGACTTGACGACGATTCCGTTCAGGCCGGGGTGGGTCTGACCACGGATCGGAATGCCCGGCGTGTTGATAGCTTCGAATAGTCGGCCTGAGGCCGATCCAGAGAGTTCTGTCACGAGGAACTTGCGGAGCGCGGTGACGCCGTTCTCGTCGCTCGTTACCTGCGCCTCGTCTGCCAAGTCGCTGACTTTTACGTTTGCCATTAGGAAGTCACCGCCGTCCCACCAGCACCAATGCGTTTGATGTACTTGTTCATGTCAGTGAGAAGAGCATTCGTTACTTTCAACTGTGGATCTTCAACGACGGTCTTGCGCGTGGACATCCGCAACGCTTCCGCAGAGACACCACCCGCCGAAAGCTGCCCAGCAAAACCCACTGGTACTGTTTTCGCCTCACGTTCTTTTTGGGGCTTCGTCAAGTCTTGACGCTCAATCGAGCGAGAGGCTTCGCGTGCGATCTCCTTGCGCTGCATCGCGATTTCTTCAATGCTCTTGGCGGCTTCCATCGCTTCAGATTTTATGTTGTCAAACCACTCCCCCGTTTTACGCGCTGGTTCATCAGTGTCGAGAGCGTGAGTCAGTTCGTTGATGCCCTCTATGGATTCATCAATCGCGCCGCGTGTCTGGTCCCGCCAAGACTTAAAAAACGTGCTGGTGCCCATGTCAATGTCTGTCCATTCGCGTAACGTTTCGGAGAGCCAGTTAAAACTGGATTCGATGGACGCGAAGAAATTCGTGACACCAAGCTCTAACAATTCGAAAATCAACTGAAAGGACTTCCATCCACGCTGTAGCCACGCAGTAACCGTAGCTACTTCTTGCGCAGCGGACTTGACCCACTCGAAGCCTTTCGCCACGGCGTTCATTGCTCCTTCGCCGTTAAAGCCGAGTTCAATTAGTTTCTTGGATGCGTAAATAATAAACGGTGCGAGGTTCACCGCAATCTGATCGGCCACGCCCTTCACCACGATTCCGAGATCGTCCATTAGATCGCCAGCCAATTGAACTTTCGATACATCCAGTTCGCTCATGCCACCGGAAAGTTCGGCATACCTGTCTTGGAGTTCGGAAATACCCGCGCTACCAGAAGCCAGCAATGGGATAAGAGCGGATGCGCTTTTGCCGAAGATATTGATTGCAGCTTCCGCCTGTTGCGCTGGCGTTGGCAACAATTTAATCTGGTCGGCGATCAGCTTAAATGCTTCTGGGGCACCCATTCCCGCCAGGTGCTCAATACGAAGTCCAAGTTTGTCGAAGCCTTCAGCCGCCTTCTCGTTTCCGGCCAGTCCCTCACCGATGGTTGCGTTCATTTTCGTGAGTGCGTTGTTCAGGGAGGAGCCGTCTGAACCGGTTTGCTTAGCCGCATACTGCAAAGCTTGCAATGCCTGCGTGTCGCTGTTCAGCATGACAGCGAGGTTACGAGCCGCCCCGATGGATTGGAATGACGACGACACGAACCCCGCCAGGGCGCCTACTGCATTAGTGGCGATTGACAATCCGAAGGCCGTGACCGAAGCCGTTGCACCAGCAAGCATCCCGCCAAAAGCGTTGATACTTGAAGCGCCCTTCTTTAGTCCACGTTCAAGACCCTCAGTGCGGGCGAGGATTTCGACAGCGATTGCGCCTACGTTAGTTTCGCCGGTTGCCATCACTTACCGCCCTTCGCCTGTTTCATCTGAGCCAGCGCCGCCGTGAGAATCGTGGCCTGTTCTTGTGGACTCTGCTTCCGTCGCCGCTTGCGCTCCCGTGGAATATGTTCCTGTATCTTTTGAGGCTTGCCCGAGTTTGAGGAGCAGACGTTGGCGCTGATTGCTGCTGATCGAATGTTCTCCCACTCGGTCCCAAAAGGCTGCGCGCTGTATCGAGCTTGCCAAAAAACAAACTCCCGCCAACTCATGCGGGATTGCAGTTCCTCCACTGGTATTCCGAAGGCGAGCGCGAGTTCAAACCAAAACCACTCCTCGCTCTCTTCGGTCAGGCTTTTTTTGCTTCCTCCAAAGCCCCCGCGTTCAGGTAGTTGAACTTTCTTGAGGCGGTCGCTACCTGATCCAGAACGCGCACAGGAAGCTGGTCCAACGAGTCCAACTGAGCGTCAGAGAAAATCCGCTTCCCGTCCTTGTCGCCCAGAGAGAGGCCAACCATCACGGACACCGCCTTCGAACGTTCTTTCGTGTTGTCCTTTTCGAAGGCTTCGATGATACGCGAACGATCCGCGCCGGTTAGGGTGCGGATCGTGAAAGAGTGGCCGAGGTCTTTGTATTCTGGGATTTCGATGGGCTCCGTTTTGTGTAGCCCCAAGAGTGTTGCGCCGTCCATGTCGTTCCCCTCCAAAACAGGCGCGCCGTTTACACGCCGTCAGTTTGCGAGATAACGCCCGACAACTTCAGCGTCATCGTCTGTTCCATCTTCTCGTCCACCGCGATTGCTGGACCGTCCAGCGACATAATGAACGCGGCGACAGTTTGCTTCGCGCCCGTGGACTGCGTCCCAAATAGCGGGTATGTGACGACCACGTTTTCCTGGCTGGCCGTCGAGTAGATCGGCGGGGGGTTGTCTGGCTGGAAATGGCACGTGACTTCCAACGTGCCAGGCTCCACAAGATCCCCGCGCATGTAGGTATTGCCGCCAACGGTTCCGAGGTGCGTAGTCTCGATGGACTTACGCTCCTGACCCGCAAAGGCCATGTTGGTGATTTCGGTGGTGTAGCTGGTGGTGGAGAACACGAGCGTCGAGCCTGTTCCGACATCTACGTTTGGGCCTGCCATGATTCGATCTCCAAAAGAAAAACGCCGCACAGAGATGCAGCCCTGCACGGCGCTTTAGCTTTTGGCACGACTTCGAGGAGTGCCCCCCTCGAATCTGCCTATCAGGTTGTCTTACGGCAAAGTCGGCACTGGCTCCACCCACGTAATGAACAGGTCAATCGTAGACACAAATGCAACTTGCTCACTGTTGTCGGTGGGGGCTTCTTTCGTATCCGTAGACCCCAACCAACTAATTGACCTCACGCGCAGATTACCCCCGGTTGCCTGAAAATCTACGTTTTTTCTGCCATACAGTGCATTGCGCAAAACCTCCTTGACCTCGGAACGTGATTCTGAACTCTCAGCATAGATCGAAAGCGTGAACGTATCCTGTGACAAAGCACTCGCCGCCAGCAAGGTCCGGGTCTTCTCTTCATCCTGGATGTAATACGTCATGTAGGGGAAGGCGGTGCCCTGTGGGGCCGTGTCGGGGAAGATGCTGCTTCCGAGCGCGGCGGTTACCGAGGCGAGGCTTTGGAGATATTGGAAGAAACCGTCTTTGATGTCTGGCATTTGGTTCCCCTTGCTACCGCGCGATACAGCGGCGAGTCGATCAGTTCCAGGGCTTCGGCGAGAATTTCATCCAGCCACCCCTGTCCACGCACCCCTTCGCGCCGCATACGTTGCACCTTAGATACCGCCTCTTCGATTTGTAGCAAACTTTTTCTGTTCATATCATTTCCCCAAGCTCTTCGCGGACATCTCCCTCATTTGCTCTTTGACGTCATCCCGAATCATTTGGCGCACGCGCTCGGCGTTGTTCATCAGCGCGGGGTTTAGGAACGGCTGGGCCTTCGAATTCTTCCTGCCCTTTTCGATGATGTGGGCATAAGGCATCCTGACCACCACACGCTTGCCGATGCCCGCGCGCCCCGCGCTCTTCCAGCCGCCAGCTGTTTTAACTGCGCCCTGTTTTGCGAGGCCCGCTACTTTGATGGACTTCTTCAAGTCTCCGCTATCCACCGGCACCAGCGCTTTTGCCGATGCCGCGACTATGCGCGCGGCTTTGGTCATGGCGGAGCGCAGCATTTTCTTTTGTAGTTTTGGCGCGAAGGATTCGAGCTTCTTCTGTAGTTCCTTTTGGCCGAAGATTTTTATCTGAGTGGTCATATTGATTTCACCAAGCGCTTGCAGCTCCTTCGGATGTTTGTAATACAACCCCTAAAAGCTTACCGTCAATGCGCACCACGCTCTTAAAATACATTTACAACTCCGCATCAAGTCTAAGAAATTTTGAAGCAGCCCCGGCAAAAACAAAATGTGCGCCCTGCCCCGCCGCATAAGACGATGCAGCCACCCCAACGTCTAGACGGCAATTTTTCGGCTCTGCTTCGAGTACGGCTGTATTTACAGTAATGCTCCCCGGCGCGTCCCCATCCGCTGCCGTTGAAAGAATAAAGTCGGATAGTGCAGAATACGACAACGCTGGGCGTGTTCTCATTGTAACTGGAAGAGTCACATTTATTCGCCCCAAAGTCGTCGTGCTCATATCGCCCAAACCGATATGAGCAAATGTACCAGTAGCATCAGAATTAAACTGCAAACAATACCGCTGACATAAAACTAGTTCCTGTTGGACCGAGCGATATTCGAACGTGGTAGACACAGGACAGATTTCCAGTTGCACCTCACCAATGGACAGTTTGTCAGTTGTGGTGGTGGTCGTTTCGTCATCGCACCAAATGAACACACCTAGATTTGTTGTGCTACTGGAGATCAATGCCGACTGAACGGAATATTTCGCCCACGATGTTGTTACCGAAAGATTTGCTGGGGTGTTGCTCGCGGTCCATGTCGCAAACGTTGTGATGCCTCCGCCCGCTGCACCCCATGTCGTGATCGGGTCTGCGCTCACTGCGTCTTCTGTGGAGGTCCATTGCAGGATCGCCATGCGAACATCAGAAATGCCCGCCGTGGCCTTTAATTGCGCTGAAAGCGAAACTGTCTGCCCGCGTGCCCGGTAACAGTTGATTCCCTCAATGGGCTGAAAGACGCCGAATTTATTATTATTTGTGCTGCCAACCGTCAGAGTGCAATTGTATTTGCTCGTTGTTGGAGATGTCGTATCGCGCGCAACGGTCGCCGCGTTCGTAGTTTCTAGCAAGATCCGCCAGCGGTCTGGGCCGTATGTATTGTCCGTGGTTGTAGGCGAGGATGTGCCGCGCTGCCATACAGGGAATGAACCGTTGACTATTAGGTTCTTCCCCAGGTTGGTCGTTACTGGAGCGTATTCTGACGTACTGGACGCCACAAGAATCTGTCCGACTGCCGGGGCGGTGCTCGTATTGGTGCCGCCTTCGTGGACCGCTACAGTGATCTCTGTAGTAAGTACCCTGGATTCTCCCAGCGTGTTTGTGTTCAAATAAAGCGCATGATCATCTTTAATATACATCTGTCCGTATGCGGGCGCTGGAGTGCCGCCCGCCGATACCTCAAGAAACGTCAAGGGGTCTTCAAACGTGTGGTCTCCGGTCCATGAGAAGTTGCCTGTTTTATCTACCTTCCCCGCGGTAACGGCGTTGTTCGTTATCCCTGCCGTAGCAATGGTTCCAAAACCCAAAGCGGTACCAGAACGTCTAAGCACTTCGCCATCATTCGCAGCCGCGATGCTGGCTTGAACGCCGCTGCTATTTGCAGAGCGCCCCACCACAGATAAAGCGGACCCGTCTACAATGTTCGCATATGGGAGTAGACCCGTTACGCCAGTTGAGAGCGGCAGACCCGTTGCGCTGGTAAGTGTACCGCTACTTGGCGTGCCGAGCGGCCCACCGGAAAAAAGCAACGTTGCGCTACTGTTGGGCAGCGTGAAGACTTTTTCCGTTGTGGCCGGTCCTGTGAACGCAGTAAAGCCGTTGCCCGTTCCGCCGAACGTGCTCGCAATGATCTGCGTTAGCGCCGCCGAACCGTTGAAGTTGTTGCCATAGATTGCTCGTGGAGTGGTCAGCGTGGCCGCGCTGCCGGTGGTGTTCTGATTCAGCGTCGGGACATCGGCCACCACCAGCGAACGGAACGCGGGGGTTGCTGCCACGCCGTTCGTCGGTCCTGCGAAAACCGTGTTTGCGCTTTGGTTGTCCAGTGTGGCCGTCAGCGTACCAGTCGTCGTTACAGGCGTCCCTGAAAGATCGAAGATGGACGTAGGGAGCGCAAGCCCCACCGATGTGACGGCGCTGGTGAGATATGTCGATGTATCTACCGAAAGCGTTCCGTCTCCCCCGCCCGTCTTCACGAATCCGTTGGTCGTCAGATTCGAAAGTTTCGCGATGTTCTGTGTAGTGTTGACCGTGATCGTGTTGACCGTCCGCGTGAGGCCGGTCGAAAACGTCAACGGTACTTCGTAGTTAGTGCCCGCAATCAACGGCGTCTGGTAATCGGTTCCGGCTGCCGCAATTGACAATACGCCCGTTGTGGTGGTGTTTTTCACGATCCCCGTTGCAAGCGCGCTGAGCGCCTGTTCATTGGTCAGAGTTGCATTTGGCACCTGCACGATGTAATTCGCATCAACAGGGGCCGTAGAAGGGAAGGCGGCCCACTCTGCGGAGGTCGCTCCGGCGTTAGTTCGGAGATAAAAAAGACCGGCTCCGAGAGTCAGGCGGTCAAGGGCAAGAGACCCGGACGCGATATTGCTGGCGTTTAGCGCCGTGAGGTTGATCCCGGAAACCGCCGGCAACGTAGCTGGAAAGCGCCCATCCGGCAAAGTTCCAGAAGAAATATCGGTCGCGCTGCGTGTGGTGAAATCCGCAAAGCTTGATCCGGCTTTGTTTATTTTACTCCAATCGATAGCCGCTCCGCCGCCGATATGGGTATTCAGAATTCCACCCGTCGCGATTCCGAGTTCGTTACCACCACCGCCAAGCGTTTTTGACAGCGTGCCAGTAACATCCAGGCGCAGGTCAATAGTCCCCGTGGTGGTGATCGGCCCACCGCTCAAGCCGTTGCCGGTGGCTATGTTCGTGACCGTTCCCGTGCCACCACCACCGCCAGCTACCGCCCACTTCAGACCGGACGCTTCCGCGCTGTCAGCGGTCAAAACGTAGCCGTTGGTTCCGACGGTTAGCCCGATCCAGTTTGTTGCAGTGGATACCCAGACTTTGCCTTTCTCCACCGCCGCCGCACTACTGCTGGCGGGAACTCCGTCGTCGCGGTATTCAGCGGGAGTGCCCGCAAAGCAGGCCGCGCTGGTCAGCGCCAGCGCGAGGAAAAGAACATTTACCATATGTCTCATAATTTTTACCCCTTCAGTTTTCCGTATGCCGCAATCGTGCCTCTGTACGTGGTCGGCCCGCTGCCAACCACAGATACACCGAGATGCAGATTCGTTTCGCCGACAATCTGCGAAGCCATTGAAGTGACCACCTGCCTCGTCCGAACGCCTGTAAGTTGCGTCGTCAGGCGCGAAACGTATTTCGTCAACGTCCCGCCTGGGCCCGCTCGAAACGTCGGCTGCACCCCGAGCGCTCCCGCGAACTGTGTACAGACGATTTCGACGCTGTCAATGTAGAAGTATTTTCCAGACGGCGCGTTGTAGGTGATGTCCTGCGTTGCAAGGAAGTCTAGTTCTGCCGTCTCGAAAAACCCTTCGTAGCTGGGAACAGCGTTGTTACCCGAGACGCTGGCCGTGGCCGATACCAACTGTTCCGCCGCGATCAGGATTTCATGTTTGATGTAATCGACCGGCAGCGCTTGGATGATATTGAACGCGAGGCTGCCGAACACAATCCGCTGGTCCGGAGTTATGTCCGCAGTCTGTGCCCGAATGGTAATAAAGTGCGTGGCCTGTGCGCGCACCGCATCGGAAAACATCGCTTCGTTGCCAGCCTTCGGCGAGATACGCGCGCGGATGCCGGTCACGCTGTTCACCCATGACAAAGGCAAAAACCCGCCCTGAGCGGTACGGGTAATCTGTCGGCTTTGCAGCGTGATAACGTGCCGCAATTCTCCACTGCGGATTGGCCTTACAGCCATGAAGCACGCTCCGCATTCAACAAGTCATCCACCGTCTTGGGGACTTCCGAAACAATCGTGCCGGCCATGACCGGCGAACGGACTTCGTACCAATGATCAACCATCATCTTGACTGCGAGCACGATGTTAGGTCTCGCAACCGCCAGCGCTGCGGCATCCGCGTAGCCAGTCACGTACTCAATCTGAACACTGTTCGGCATCGGCAGCGACACCGGCCACACCAGCGAGTAGGCCGGGTATAGACGCGCGATAATGGAATGCAGATCGTAGGCGTATTCCGTGGGATCGATGGTGGTCAGAACTTCCGACGTGTTGACGTACTTCACCGAACTGATTGCGGAGACGGGGCCGTATGGGATTTCGATGCAACCCGCCGAGCCTGGGAAACCGTCGAGGCGGAGCGTCCACGTTTGAGAGATGAGCCGAAGGCCAAACTTGTTTTCGGTGTAGAGGCGCGCGGCAGCAATCAGTGTATCGATGTAGGTGTCGTCATCGGAGATGTTGACGCGGCTTTGCGCTTTTGCTTGTGCGGTGGTGATCGGTTCAACGGCGGGGCCAGTCACGAGGGAAAGGCTGTAATGTGGCTGAATCATCGGCTTCTATCTCGGGGCGAAATTCTGGTTCATCCAGTCCTGACTGCGAACAAGCATAGTGCCACCGTTCTTTTTATCAATCGTGGAGATAACGGTCTCAATATGCCCGATGCACACCCACGGCAACACGTGCAGTTTAAGGCCCGACTCTTTGAACTTCCGCCAGAAATACGTATCAGCATCAATAGCCCCGTCAGCGTACTCCCAGAGGCCCGTGCGGCCCGGCTGGCCGTGGAACAACGGTAGCTTGATCTTCTCTATGCTCGACAGCCGGAAAAACGTCAAACCAAAATGCGCGAAGATCGCGTCAATCGGCTCATTCATTTTGATTGAGGCCTTGTTCTGCGCTGGATCGTTGGATGTTGCGCAGAGTATTGTATTCTCCTTTCCTCGCATCGGCTGGAACGGCGCAACTGCATCGACGTCAGGGTGTTCTGCAAGCCACTTGTAGAGTGTATTGAAATTGGCCAGCGTGAATGCGCTGTCGTAGTCCATCGTGAAAACGTACTCGTAACCCTTTGCTATCGCGTCAAGAAACATTCCCTGTAGGGACTGTTCCCAGAAAGCGCCCTTGCGCTGCATGACCGTTAGGCCGTATGTCGCGGTGGTTGCGTTGATGCACCCCCACGTGTCGCCGAACTGTAAGCGGGGAGCGGACATCAGGCCGACGACGCGCGCGGAAATATCTTTGAACGGATCGATGGCTTTCGAGGGGTCCGGCTTCCGGCCACAGAGATTTAGAGAAACAGGGAGCGCTGCACAATCTTGAAGTTCCGATGTCCAGCGTCGAATTTGCACCAGCCCAGCAGACTTCATCATCGCCCTGAGTTTGGTTTCGTTCCATGCGGTCTTGTGGAAATCATTCTCGTCAGTCTGCCCGCCGTACAGGTATCCGGCCACGTTGGGGTGAGTAGGGTTCGAGAAGATCCAATTCATATCAGGAACAGCGATTTTTATTTCCCCGCCAGGAGCCAGCACGCGCACCCACTCGGCAAGCACCTTAGCGGATTCGGCGTTGCTGAAGTGCTCAAGGACATGGCTTGCCCTTACGTCCGTTGCGCAGCCGTCTGGATATTCGAGGGGGTAGACTTCCTTCCCGACGCAGCGGTCTACCAGTTCGTAGCATAAGAGTGTGGTCTTACTACCGCCGCCAAGATTCAGTTTCATCGTTACTCCAGGATAAACAATGGGCCGCTGAAAGTACGTTGCAAGGTTTTTGCAAATTCGCGCCCCACTACGAGACACCCGTGCTTGCGTTCGATAATAGAGAAGCCGGGGTAGCGAGCCAGAATTTGCGCCTCTGTCACAATAAGCGAAGCAGAAATCCAAAGAGTTTCGCCTGTCAGTGGATTGTTAATTACATACTGCATTCTATTCAATCTCCAAATCAAGCGTCATGGTCGTCTTGCCGTCCACACTGGACGCCACCGCGCACGCTCGCACGCCGTCGATCTTCTCGCCTGTCAGCGCATCGATAGGCACAATCACTCGCTTGCCGGTGGTGTCGATGTGGATGGCAAAAGAAAGCGCCCTGAACTTTCCAATATCAAGGCTTGAGGCATCCAGATTGTTATCGTCGTCGGGTTTTGATTTCCCAACCACATGGCAAACGTTGTTCATTCGGTTTCAATCCTCGCTTTCGGTAGATGTATCACTTTGTCGGCATCTTCGAAACGAATCGGTTCGCCGTTTGAGAGATAGATCGCGTTCGCTGGATTATTACTCCAATCCACACGGACGCCCGATTTCAACTTCAAATAGAAATGCGCACCGAAAGCGAAACAATCACCTGGGGTAATATCTGAAAAGGACGTGGTTGCGTTGTCGATGACGGTCATTGGCTAGTCCCGCTTTACTTCGGCTGTTTCTTTTCGAACGCCAGATAGGCGTCCTTATTGACTCCCTGAGGTTCGATCTTCGGGCACGCAGCGTTGCGCCTGAATGCGAGCAACTGGCCAAAGGCCAGCGTGTAGACGGTGCCCGGCATCATCATCCGATACTGAGAAGCAAACGTCACTTCGCAGTGATCGGCGGGAACGGCGGGTACTTTGGTTTCGGTGGCCATGGTTTTATCCTTTGGTTTCGGTGGTTTCGAGCGCCTGGCTGCCTTCGTCGCTGTGCATCGCACGCCATTGGCTGACGGGCACGTAGCGTTGAATCATGTGCTCGTCCATGTGGGACACCATCACTTCCAAATGCCCGACACGAATACGCGGATCGACGTACAAAGTCTTCCCGCACTCCGCCCATTTCTTCCAGAAATAAATATCGGGGTCCACGCAGAGGTCGCCCCATTCGAGGTTTTCGTCAGGCACCCCGAGAAACCAAGGCTTCGGCAGGTCACGCAATGCTGAGGTGCGAATCAGGGTACATCCGAAATGCGCGGTATAGGCTTTGATCGGGCCGTTGGCCGGCGATTCCTTCAGCTTGTTGCCGTCGCCGTCCTTCGCCGTCATCAGTGGAGCGCCGTTCCCGCGGCGTGGCTGCATCGCCGCCAGAGCGTCCATGTGAGGGTTGTTCCCGAATACAGAAAGAAGTTGCGAGATGTGGTGGTAGTCAAAGACAGTATCGTAATCAGTTACCAGAATCCAGTCGGCCAGAATCTCGCGCTTCATCGCCTGCGAAATCCCCTTGTGCCAGAACGCGGTCGTGAACCACGATAGCACCATGTTGTGCGGAGAGAGCGCGCGGAAGATGCTGCCGAAATGGTCCTGCCACCCGAGCCTGGGCACCGAACAGACAGCGGCCACCTTGACGGCGTGAACCGTCGGATCTTTCGTCGGATCGTAGTTACCTGTTTGCAACAAAGCGGTGGGGTTGTTTTCAATCTTGTGGCATCCCCAGCAAATATCGTTTTGACCAATGACACCAGTAAAGATTTCTTGCTTGCATCTTCGACAAATAACCATTGTTTGGACCCCTCCAAATGAAAGCCCGCTCTGGACTTTCGAGCGGGCTTATACAACTGATTAGTTTTCTGCGCAATGATTTTCTTAGCGGATGATCACAACGTCGTGCGTGCTGCCAACCATCTCGCTCGTGTTTTCGGGTTCCTGTGCCGCGCGGTTTTTCGCGAGCGTGGCCCCAAACATCACATCGTTCCCGGTGCCGGTGCCGAGCGTGACGTTCAGCACGATCAACTTCTTGCGCGGCTGGAAGTGGATGTTCACCGACCGCGCCGTCTGTAAATCAACCGTGCTCGAACCGATGACTGACAGATTGGTCGCGTCCGTCGTGTCGCCTTCCGAAAGCGTGACCGTGGGATTTCGGGCGTCGGTGCCTTCTTCGAGCGAGAGATTCACGTTCACATGACCGGCGCGAAAGCCGCTCATGTCGTGGCTCACCGTGTTCGTAGAGCCGTCCGTTTTCAGGACGGTTGAAATCAAAGTAACCATCGTGTTTCGCTGGCTGTTCAACATGGCTTTTTTCCTTATTCTGAGGTCAATGTTTTTGGAAAAGGGGGCTTTACGCCCCCGGTTCTCAGCCGGTGATCAGCGCGTTCATCGGGCCGCCCGCGTCGGCGGCGGTCGAGGTGCCGCGTTCGTGGACCACTATATCGAATCGTTCGCTGCCCTTGATCGCGATTTCGTCCGTCTCGAACATCGAGACACCGCCAACCGTGGCGCTATCGGACATTTCGATTCGCGTCTGACGGCGGTCGCCGAACTTGGCCGCAGCCCCGAGGTCGCCGAAGTACAGACAGATTCCCGTCGTCACGCTCGCGCGTGGCATGGAGGAAACGAAGTGGACCGGGAAGCCGAAGAACCGGCCCTGCACGATGCCGTTGACGATTTCGTAGCTCGTCACGCCACCGGCCGCCATCGCCAAGCGGGACAACACTTGGTCGTAGTATGCCTTGTTGCAGTAGAAGGCCGGGTTCATCACCTGCGTGAAGTCCGGAAGCTTGGACATCAGGTTGTTGATGTCGCTGAGCACCTGCGTGGCCCACGTGTTCGACGTGCCCTGCGTGACCTTGCAGGACGCGCCGAGCGCGTTCTTCAGTCCGAGGATCCCCGAGAACGTTCCTGTGCCGTCTCCGTTGAAACCGGAGTTGTCTTCCGTCACCGCGAAGCCGTAGGCGATTTCTCCCATCGCGCGGTCGCCTTCGTTCACGGCACTGTCTTCGTTCAGTTCTTTGGTGATCGTGGCGAGAATCAGCCACTTCTGCGCGGTCAATTTAACGCGATCCATCTTCATGGTCGAGACCGTACCGGCCACGCCTTCAGCGGCTGGGAAGGCGGTCAGGCCGGAGACCCGACGGCCAACGGTCTTCGTGTCGCGAATCATCGGAACGATGCGGCACTCCCGGCGGAAGACACCGAACTTTTCGCGGAGGTCGATCATTTCGGGATCGAACTCTTCGGGGACGTTGTAGCCGCCGTCGGTGTTCACGCCTTCCGATTGCAAGGCGTTAGTGCGCCAATCGCTGCCAAAGAGTTCCGGCTTCGCGACCTGGCGCTGCGCCCACTGATTGCCGGCCACTGCCGCCGCGAACACGCCGAACCGGTACGCGCTTTCGGCGGTCTTGGCATTGCGGAGCGATCCGAAACGTTTCAGCGAGGCCTTAACGCGCTCAACGGCGGTGTTGCCGTTCGCGCCGGGGGCCGTCGGCTTGACGACGGCCGGGGTGATGATGTCGGCTTCGGCTTCGAGGGCTTCCTGAGCCTCGAAGACGGCAATCTGTTCCTTGATCTTCTGCGAGCGGCTCATGTTGACGGTGAAGGTCGCCTGCTCTTCGGCGGTGAAATCCAACTTCGCGCCGGTCAGCGTCGCGGTCAGCGCCTTATTTTCGGCGATCACTTTTGCCAGTTCGTTCTTTTTCTGCTGGGAAACTTTCATGGCTGCAATCTCCGCTGTGTGTCTTAAATCCCACACTGTGTTTACTTCACGCTACGGAGAGATACACAACGGCGAGGCAATTTGCAAAGAAAAAGTGTTTGATAGGACTACATTACCTATGAGGAATTTTGCGGTTACAAACGAAAAACCGGCGTTTAAGCCGGTTTTTGTGTCAAGATTTGTCAGTCTCTCAACGCCCAGCTTGGCTAAGGCTCGCCTTGCTTCGCTTTGCAGTAACGTCTCACTACTGCTTTCAGTGACTCCAAAAGTTGCGGTGTCACCAAGTTAGAAGGGACACGCAAAGACACTACTTGCGTCGGTATTCCCTTCGGCCTGCCACGTTTTGCCATTGTTCTCTCCCCATGCCTGCCACGCCTAGCCATGCCGTGCCGTGCCTAGCCCCGCCGTGCCCAGCCTCGACTGCCCAACCAAACCAAGCCGCACCGCGCCACGCCCAACCTGGCCCTGCCTGCCCCGCCAAGCCCAGTTCACTACGATGCCTTTTCGAGCAATCTTTCAACGGCCTGAATCGCTTCGAGTAAACCAGGGTCTTTGTACTGCTTCCACTTGTTGCGCCAGTGTTCAAGTTCTCGATACGCATTGGCGACAAGGTTCTCTCTGTATTCCGGGGTTTCGAGTGCGTTCTCGATTCCCACATAGGCCATCTCGCGTTGATCTTCGTTAGTCTGAACAGACACGTTGACGAACGCTCGAACGGTTTCCTTCCGTTCTTCGTCCGTCGCGATGTTGATCACAATTGCACCGATCATCGTGCGGGCCTGCGTTAAGCGGTACGCCTTTGCCGCTTCGGTGTCATCCCATTCGAAAACAGGATGCAAAGGATTACTGCGCTTCCGTGCAGCTTCAACCACGTGTTCTGGTTTCACGCTGCCGTTGTGCAGTTCGCGAAGTCGCTCGACTTCCGCGTGTGCGACTTCCGCCGAAAGATCTTTCGGCGCGTGGTACGTCTCTCGCCACTGGTAAACCATAACTTCCTCCATGCCTGCCC